ATGACGGCGACCCCGGACCTAGCTTACTCCTACATGCGGTTCTCTACCATCGACCAAGAGGAAGGGGATACGATCCGCAGGCAAACGGCCATGCGGGACGCATTTGTAAAGCGGCACGGTCTAGAACTCGACAACAAAATAAAACTCATCGACCGTGGCGTCAAATCGTTCCGAGGCCAGAACCGGAACGATAAGCACGCACTCGGGCAATTCCTAGCACTGGTCCAGACGGGCAAAATCCGGCCGCAAAGTTGGTTCATAGTCGAATCTCTCGACCGGCTTTCTCGGGAAGATGTAGACGAGGCGCTTCAATTACTCCTTTCCCTGACGAATGCCGGTATTCGAGTCGTCCAACTCCTGCCCGTAGAGGTTATTTATCAAAAACCCGTCGATGCGATGCGTTTGATAATTGGCATCATGGAAATGAGCCGAGCGAACACTGAAAGCAAAGTCAAATCGGTACGGGTCGGCGAAGCCTGGGAAGAGAAATGGAATGAGGCCCGAAGCGGCAAAGCCCAAACAGCAAATTGCCCTCGATGGCTCCGCAAAGTTGGCGACTCCTATGAGCCGATTACAGACAGGGCCGCCGCTGTAAAACTTATGTTTGAGCTATCATCCGACGGGTACGGTATCACAAAAATCATCGCAAAGCTTAAAGAGGCGGGGCACGAACCGTTCGGTGGCGGTAAGACCTGGAATATGTCTTACATCGGCCGGATTCTCACCAATCGGGCAGTCATCGGAGAATTCCAACCGTGTCGAGAGGGTAAGCCGTTAGGCGTCCCCATCGAGAATTATTTCACACCAGTCATCGAGCCGGGACTATTTGCCAGGGTTCAAGACGGATTGAAACGACGCTCTCCCGGTCGCAAGCCGAAGACGAAACACGGGGTCAATCTGTTCCAATCCCTGCTGGTGAATGCTCCCGATCACGACCGCATCGAGTTTAAATTTTTCACCGACAAGCGAACGAACAGCAAATTTGCCCGTTATGTCAACTCTTTGGCGATGGCGGGACAGGCCGAATACGTCTCATTCCCCGTCGTCCCCTTTGAAACGGGGATACTCGAAAGCCTTCGTGAAATCGACCCGAAGGAAGTGTTACCGCAGCACGATCAAGCCGAACAAGAGGTAACATCTCTGGCCGCCCAATACGCAGACATCGAAACGCAGTTGGCAGCGATTGAGGAACAGCTAGTCCGAGGTGAAACCGTCGGGGTACTGGTGAACGCAGCAAAGCGATTGGAGACCAAGAAACGAGAGTTGAGCGAACGACTGACCGAAGCACGCAGACGAGCCGAGAACGTCCAATCCGAGCAGTGGGGAGAATGCCAATCCCTTTGCTGGTCGATTGACTCTGCAAAGGACCAAGAGACAGCACGGATGCGGTTACGGACAGCGTTGCGGCGAGTAGTTGAGAAGATTTATTGTGTGTTCGTGCGGGACGGCATACGGCAGATTGCTCACTGCCAGATACATTTCGTGGGCAGTACAAAAGTACGGCATGTCAGGATGCTTTACCGCACAGAACACAAGATGCCGAAGCGAACCCTACCGATGTTTTTTCGCTGGCAGACGGACACGCAGGATCAGGGCGACGTATCAGACGACGTTGATTTTTCAAAACCGGACGTGGCGCAAGCATGGGTTCCGTTTTTCACTGAATGCTGTGGACGTGAACACTGGAAGCGTTTTGAAAAAACAAATGTATGACCCCTGGAAAACAATGCCAGGGGATTAAAAAATACGACACCCAATCGAGATAGTCAGAGTTGACCATTAGGCTGTTATTCGAGGACGACCGTAATTGCTTTTTCGATGCGGATTTCACGCCCGTCGGCGGTGCGGATGATCGACCCGACGGGCACCTTCACGACCTCGACTTCCGGCCGTGGTTCCTTGGTCGAGTCCGGCTCCAGTTCGTCTAGTTCCTCTTGCGCCTTCTCGATTTTCTCTTTCAGCTTTTCGACTTTGCCCTTTTCCGGCTTGGGCAGTCGCACGCCGAAGGCATTGAAGGCGGCCGGGTCGAGTTTGCCCTTACCTATGCCGATCACGTCCGAGATGGAGAACTTTTCAATCACGCCACCGACCGCCGCAAGTTTCGTCTTCGCCCCGTCGAACATCGCTGCGTAGGCTTCGTGTTCGGTGGCCGTTCGCTGGGGAATGTCCATCGTCGCCAACACGTCCTTCCATTTCAGCTTGGCGGCATCGGCGGCACGATGCAGAAGGGTGAGACGTTGACCCGAAAGAAGGGCATCCGCACGAAGGGATTCGGACTTGCTCGACCATGCCGTGAACGCTTGCTTTGCGGCCAAGGCGAGCGTTCTTACTTCGGCCGACCATTGGGACAGGTCGAGTGGATCGGCGGTTTGCGGGGCCGTCCGGATGACCGGCGGAACATGCTCGGCGACCGGAGCAACAGCAACCGGCTTCTTGGCGTTAGACATCGCAGTCTCCACGGATGGGACTGCGACAATAAAAAAGCCGACAGTCCACATCCCGACATAGGGATGGTAAGACTGTCGGTTCTTGACTCCGGGGCTATTACTCCCCGGGCGCACCGACGGCAGCAGGCCGATACAACGGATAGCTGCCATATGACCGTGAGGATTCACCTCGCCGGTTACGATTGGACATCATGCCCAATCCGACCCCTAGTTTCGGGCTAGGCCGGGGTTTACCTACATCGTCCTTTTTGAGTCCAGAGCTTGCCCGTTTTGTTATGCTTAACATAACGACGGATAGGAACCAGCACAAGTGCAATTCTTATTATTCTATCAATCTCATATCTATAAGCATGATTTCCTCTCTTCCCATCGCTTGCTTTCGTCGTGTTCTCACTTGTTCCCTCGCTTGGTCAGTTGGTCGCTTACAGCAAGCGGGGGTGATTTATTCTCTGCACGCCGCCACACGAATTAACATATAAATAATAGTCATAGTAATGGCATCGCTGCCACTGTTCTGACATCGGTCGTAGTGTCGTCAAAGTGCGTACCCAACCCCCAGGACTAAAGAAGAAAGATTCTTCCTCTTTAGATCAGCGCTTGAACAATGTACCAGTCACGTCCTGTATTTGATCCTGCTAACTGATGCCCCTTGTCCATTTAGGAGGGCGGCAGTTTACCTCGGAATCAGCCAATGATGGGTGGTTGGTAGTAAGCCCACGGACCCGCAGAAGAAAGCTCGCTTTATTTAATAAAGCCAGACCCAGAAGGCGGCGGCTGGTTTTTCCATCTCTTTGCTTTCGGCGGGTACTGGCCTAATCGCAAGTCAATGACCTCGAACAAGGGGGAGGCGTCCCAATTATCAGCAGTTCACAGTAGGCGAAGTTTAAAGTTCTATTTGATATAGCCTCAAATCGTAAAAGTTACAAGTCGATTTGATAGATAGTAGCATGGTAGAAGACCTCATCTATGGACGACTGAACGATACGAGCATCACGTCTCTAGGCGCAGCGATCTACGCCACCGATCCGAACGAGAACGCACCGCTTCCGTTTATAAGTTTTTCAATCACCGACAACCAGCAGACCGTCACGCTGTCCGGACTGGCCGCACAGAATCAGTACATGGTCGATGTCCATGTCTGGGGTACGAGCCTGTACCTGCGAAATCAAATGCTCGACGCCGTGAAAGGCCGACTGCAAAACTACTCCGGCGGATATTTCCAGGGCGTGTTCCTTCAGAACGAGAGTACCGAGACCATCGGCAGCGACGAAGAAGGTGTCATTTATCACGCCGTCCAGACGTACAAGATTTTCATTATCGGTACGCCGATCTCGGCAACGCCCGATCCAATGGCGACGATTACAAATCTGAACGGCGAAATCACGATGACCGTTCCGGGGCACCAACTTATTTTGAGCGATGCCGGTCTCACGCTCGACGGTCAATCTCTTGTCGCAGGGTCAATAGGTCAGACCTACGTTTACAACCAAGTCAGCCCGGCTACGACGTGGACGATTAACCATAATCTCGGCAACTACCAGTCTGTGAGCGTGATCGACTCGGGCGGTACGAACGTGATCGGCAGTTACGCTTGGCCGAATTCAAACAGCACAATCTTGACTTTCTTTGCGCCGTTCAGCGGAACCGCCTACCTCAATTATTAAGGAAAATCCATGCCCGTAATTAATTCAACGATCACGATGAACGGCGCAAACATCGACCTTCAAACGGGTCAACTTTTGAACGCCGTCGTGCAAAACCTCTCGACCAGTCCGGGTAGTCCGCAGGCCGGGCGGATGTACTACAACACGGTTGGGAACACGTTCCAAATCTACAACGGCTCGACCTGGGTGACGTACTACGCAAATACGGTCACGCTCGACCAGATCACGGCGGCGGCGGCAAACGTCAGTGTTAACAATTTTAAAATTACGAACCTGGCAACGCCTACGACCTCGACCGACGCCGCCACGAAAGGATACGTCGATGCCGCACTACAGGGGATAAGCTGGAAACAACCGGTCAGAGTAGCCACGACAACGGCCGGTACGCTCTCGACCAGTTTCGCCAACGGACAAACCGTGGACGGGCAAACCCTGACGACGAATGACCGCATCCTCATCAAGAACCAGTCGAGCCAGAGCGACAACGGGATTTACGTCGTCAACGCAAGCGGGGCACCGACCAGGGCGACCGATGCCAACACGTCCAACGAGTTGAACGCCGCCGCTTGTATCGTTGAGCAAGGTACGGTCAACGCAGGTTTGGGATATGTTCAAACTACGGTTAATCCGACTATCGGCAGTAGTAATATCGTCTTCGTGAATTTCACGTCTGTAGCGGGCTATACGTTCTCGTCTGGGGTCCAAGTCAGCGGGACGGCGGTATCGGCCAACGTGGACAACACCACGATTTCGGTCAACGGCAGTAACCAGCTACAGACGGTTGCGGGGACGGTCGCACGCTGTTACCGGGCCACGATCACCGGCAACGCAAGTACGCAGGTTTTCACGGTTACGCACAATCTGAATAACGTCGATGTGGTGACTACGGTAAGGGCGACGAATGGGACTTACGCAAACGCTTACGTCATCTGTGACATCGCCGAAAACAGTGCGAACGCCATTACCGTCACGTTCTCGACCGCACCGGCAAGCGGAGCAACCTTTAATGTTTTAGTGATCGGATAAGTATGCCCGTACTCGAATCGGCCTTGTTTTATGGGACTGGCGCAGTCATCAACGATATGCCCGTTTGGTTTAATAATTTCACCTACTCGGCGGGCAGCATGGTTCGGGCGAGTGACGGGAACTATTACCGCAGCCAGGGCAGTCAGGCGGGAAACAATCCGACCTCCGACGACGGGACGAACTGGCTACCGATTTTCATTTTCAACGGGATCACGCTAAACGTCGGTAGTTCCGCCAGATTCACCACGATTCAGGCGGCGCTCTCATTTTTGGCTTGCGCTTACGCTGTCACGGGTGCGACGTGTACGGTCCAAATCGCAAACGGCACATATTCCAGTACCGCCGTCGCCGTTTATGGGCCGATTGGCGGCAATGTGAACATTCAAGGCAACTTCCTGAACACGTCGTCGGTACAAATTCAAGTTGCGACAAACACGACCGGTATTCACATCGCAAGAGATGGGGTAAACTGTACGATTCAATACGTTACGATTACGAGAAACACGGGAGCGACGGGCACGAACGGCATCGTGATGGACTGCTTCAGCGATTTAACATTGTCAAACGTGACGATTCAAAATTTGGGCAATGGATTGTATGTGACGGCGGGGCGAACAGAATTGGTCAACGCAATCGGGCTAAATTCTAACACAAACGGTATCGTGATCCAAGAAGGCGCTCATTTGTTCTCGAACAGCAGTAGCCTCACCATCGGCAGTAACAACACTGGTGTTTACGCCAGCGTTTGTAACGGTACGGTGGGTCTTTTGAACGCTGCCTTCACAAGTAACGCCACCTACGGCATAGCGGCGGGATTGGGCGGAAAGGTGAGTTGTGGTTCATGCTCATTCACCAGCAACGGCACAGCATGTTTCGCTCAAACTGGTGGCGAGATATGCTTGTCGTCCTGCACTTTCACGACCAACACAACGAATTATTCGCCTGCACTGAACACGTTTGGAAACAACGGCGGTTTGGTGCGGGGGTAAAAGTAAAAAAAACTTTTTCTGCTTTCCAGTCCGCACCGGGCCGTCGGCGTTCGCAAATTTTTTCAAGTTTTGAGCCGGTTGGCATAAATAACTTACACATCTCCATTAGCCATAGTGGTTGATTCCTAAGTGAAGAACCCGCCGAGTCCGTGGCAAGCTCGGCGGGTTCTTTATGCGCCGACACTAAATACCTTTTGATGAGAACTCCCAAAGAACTCGACGGACTGGCCGCAGACTACTGGAGACGAAACGCTCCCATCTGCATCCGCATGGGCACGCTCACCGAGGCCGACCGGGATACGTTCACTCTCCTTTGCCTCGCCTACGCTCGTCTGGTCAGTGAGCAAGGGCACGTCAACAGCTACATCGGCTTGTCCAAGACGTACCAGAACTACGCCAAGCTGTTCGGGCTGGACCCGGTGAGCAGGAAAAAATTAAACATCACACCAGCGACGGAAGTGGTAGACGAATTCGGACTATGAAAAAACTCGACATCACCTTTACCCGTGTGAACGCCAGAGAATCGTTAATCAGTGGGCTTGGCGTCGGCTACTTCCACACGCAAATGGACGACATCAAGGAGATTTCCAAGTTCTCCGCAGACGGGAAGGCGTGGCCGTACAAATTCTTGTTCCGTGGCCCTTGTCCGGACAACCCGGAACACGCCTTATTCTTTTGCGTGCGGAGTCAGTATTCGGTGAAGGGAAAGGACTGGAGATAGTGCCGACAGGACCGAAGCGACTCCGACCGCAGGACCAACCGAAGCGACCTTCCAAGCAAGTTCGGGGATACGACTACCAGTGGGAGAAAATCAGAAAGCACAAACTCGGGTTGAACCCCTTGTGTGAGTTTGGCTTCGATTGCTGTACCGGATGGGCCGAACACGTTCACCACGAAATCAAACTTCGGAACGGCGGCACACACGACTTATCAAATTTAAAATCGACGTGTAGTAAGTGCCATCACAAGTATCATGCAGACAAAAAATAGATCGCATCAGAAATCTATCAGTCGGTATGAGGACGAGTAATATCGAATGGCATATTTGATTTTATAAAGTCAGAATATTTCTGATGTAGTACTGGTATGTTTAATTCCGATCTGAGGCTACTTATAAGTTCGTCGTAAGCGTCGTATACATTTTTATGACGTTTTGTACATTTTTCAAATCTTTCCTTCGCTGTATCTCCATCATTAGAAGCCATGTATTCCGCCAAAAGAAAGTGGGCTGAACTCATCTCGCTTATAAGATGTGAGGCTTTAACGTTGGTATTTTCAGGAAGCACAACTGACGATCTTGCCGCAACAATTTTTAACGTCGAAATGTCTCTTAAAAATTCTGCAAGTAACCGCTGACGACCCTCTAAATCAGATTTATGTGTCCAGTTATAAAATGACGTTACGAGTATTTTCATTATGCCTTCCATCAGTTTCATTGCTTCATCAAGTTGCTTTTCGTGAAGTTTTTGTTTGTAAGGGGAAGCACTGTTCCACACAGTAAATGTAGCTAATAGCGCCGTGATAATTACCGCAACCAAGGTTAGATAATCTTTGAATTCCATGTTTCACCAGAAAAAGAGGCCAGTATAGCCTAAGTAGGCTATGTCTTCTGTCCCCGATTATTTTATCCGAACGAAAGCTGACCGAAAGGCAATTCTCGATGGCTGTTTCTGGGATCAAGCAGCAGCCGAACGGATCATTAAGTTTGTTGAAACCTACTGCTTGCCCAAGTTCACCGGCCAGAAGTTCACCCTACTGCCCTGGCAAAAAGACTGGCTCGAACAACTTTACGGGTGGCGGCTCCCGGACGGCCGCCGCAGGTGGCGGAAAGTCCTTCTAACCATCGGCAAGAAGAACGGGAAATCGCTGCTCGTCTCGGCGGTCTGTCTGTACGAACTCTGGGCCGCCGGTGTTCCGTCGCCACTGGTCATAAGCTGCTCGACCACACGGGACAACGCCAAGCAAATCTTCGGCGAACTCGAAAACAGCATCAACGGGAACCCGTCTCTCAAGGCGAAAGCACAAGTCCGGTCCTCGATGAACCTGATCCGGTTCAAGTCCAAGAAGGCGGAATTCAAATCCATCTCGTCCGAAGCCGGGAACGCCGAAGGGTTGAACCTGTCCTTCGCCTGCCTCGATGAAGTCCACGCCCACGAATCGCCAAAGTTATTTCGTGCGCTGGAGTATAGCACCATCGCAAGGCCGGACGGTTGCCTTGTCATGATCTCGACGGCCGGTTCGGACCAGTCGCATTTCTTTTACGACGTGTTGACCAAGGGCAGGAACGTCCTCGCAGGCAACGACCTCGATACGTCGTTCTTCTCGACCGTCTACGAATGTCCGGAAGGGCTGGAGGACGACCCCGTAGGATGGCGACAGGCGAACCCGTCTTTGGGTACGTCGTTCACCGAGGACGATTTCCGCAGGGATCAGGAAGCGGCGAAGGCCGAAGGGATGGCAAGTTATCAATCGTTCCGCCGGTATCGACTCAACCAGTGGGTACAGGGCGAACAATCCTGGCTCGATGTCGGCCGGTGGGATGCGTGCCAGGGGACGGCGACCGAACAAGAACTGGCCGCAGCGCCCGCACATCTGGCCGTAGACCTCTCCTCGACCACGGACCCGACTTCCGTGAGTGTGTGCTGGTATCTCGGAAGCCAGCGGCATTTCCTGCGGCAGTGGGCGTTCGTCTGTCGTGAGGGTGTGCGCCGCCGGGAGTCTACGAACCTCCCTCGGTACACGCAGTACGCCGCAGCGAAGGAAATGACGATTACGGACGGCGACGTGATCGATCAGAGCCTGATTAAAATATTTATCCTCGACCTCATCCGGCGGTACAGGATTCGGGAGATCATCTTCGATGCGTACAACGCCGGGCTACTGGCGACCGAACTCAACACCGTCGTACCGACGTTCTATTTTCCGCAGAACTACAAGATGTACACGACGCCTTGCAAGGATTTCGAGCGGGCCATTTCCGAACGGCGGATCGTCCACGAGGGCAGTTCCTTGATGCGGTGGGCGATCCAAAACGTTCGCCTAGACGTGGACCCGCAGGGGAACTGCCGACCGAGCAGGGGCAAGAGTACGGACAAGATCGACCCGGTAATAAGTTCTGTCATGGCGTTCGCCCGGTCCAGCCAGAACGCCGCCGAGACGATCCCCGTGAAGTCCGTCTATTCGTCCCGCCCAATTCTGCGTTTCTAACCCCTATATACGGTGTGAGCAAATTCAAACAACGTGACCGAAGAGGGCGGTTCACCCGGGCCATCACCTACGCACAGGGACAGGCCGCCGGACTGATCCCCGCCCCGTCCTACTCGGGAATGCCGGTCAACGAGCATACCTCGCTTGGTATTTCTGCGTTCTGGTGTGGGGTCAAGGTGATCGCCGAGGCGGTCGGATCACTCCCGCCGACGCTCTACCAGGTCAACGCCAAAGGGTTCAAGACACCGGCCCGCAGTCATCCCCTGTATCACGTCCTCCACCACGAACCGAACGTCGAGCAGACCCGGCCCGTGTTCTGGGAAACACTCCAGGCGCACGCCCTGATCTACGGCAACGGCTTCGCCGAAGTCGAGCGGGACGGAGGGGGCCGACCGCTCGCCGTCTGGCCGATCCACCCGTCTCACGTTCGTGTCGGCAGGGACAGTGATACCGGGAAACTCATTTACGTTATCAATTACGCCACGACCGGCGGGCCGCCCGGCGCTCCCGGTTCGCAACGCACGCTCCAGATGGAAGATGTACTGCACGTTCCCGGTCTGAGTCCTGACGGCTCCTACGGCTACCGGCTGTTGCTGGTCGCCCGTGAGACGATGGGCTTTGCGCTGGCCGCCCAGCGTTACGGTTGCTCACTCTTTCGCAACATGGGCCGACCTGCGGGGATTATTAACAGTCCGCCCAACGTGGTTCACGACGACGAGGCCCGAGAAAATTTAAAACGGTCCTGGCGGCAAGACACCGGCGGGGAGAACGTCGGCACGGTCGCACTGATGGAACAGGGCTACACGTTCAACCCGCTGACGATGGCGACGAACGAACAGACGCAGTACAAGGAGTTACTTGAGTTTTTCGTCTACGAAGTCGCCCGTCTGCTCAACATCCAACCCAGCAAACTTTTCGACCTCCAGAAAGCGACGTGGGGAAACCTCACCGAGTTGAATCGGGATTTTCTCAATACGACTCTCAGACCGTGGCTTGAGAAATGGGAAGCCGAGATGGAGCGGAAACTTCTACTCCCGTCCGAGAAGGGCAAATACGAAATCGAGTTTGATACAAGCTGCCTTCTCCGCACCGACGACGCCACACGGTACGCCGCCTACGCCGTCGCATCCGGCAACGCCGCCTGGATGACGGTGAACGAGATACGGCAGTCCGAGAACCTACCACCGATTGACGGGGGCGACGTACTGCCGGGATCGCAACCAGAACCGGAGGACCAACCCGAGGATGACCAGGGCGACGACGAGCAGGACGCAAACCAGGGGGACGAATGACCATCGAGAAACGATCACTGACAGCAAGTTATTCCGTGAGCGGGCGCATGCTCACGGGGTACGCCGCCGTTTGGGACTCGCCCACACGGATCACCGAAGGCGGGCGCAGCTTTACCGAAGTCGTCCGCCGGGGTGCGTTCCGGTCGGCGGTCGAGAGCAAGGCCGATATTATTGCGACCTTCAATCACGATCCGTCAAGGTTGCTGGGCCGCACGTCCGCCGGAACGCTTCGCTTGCACGAGGACGACCGGGGACTACGGTTTGAAATCGACCTGCCGGACCACGCCAGCGACATCAAAGAAATGGTAGACCGTGGAGACCTGAACGGGGCGAGCTTCACGTTTCGGCCGAAGGCGGGCGGTGACAATTGGAACGGCGACACCAGAGAGTTAACAAACTTATTCCTGTACGAACTCGGGCCGGTCGCCATGCCAGCTTACACCGCTACATCTCTCGCACTGCGAAGTAAACAACAGTTCCGCAAAATGGAACTCGACCTCAGAGAGAGATTTTAAATTTGTTGACGTGATGAATAAATATTGCGTTGTCTAACAAGATCATTCCTTACGGAGAATTATGAATTCACTTGAACTCAGAGAGCAGCGGGCGGCACTGGTGACCGACTCCCGCAAATTATACGAGCGGGCGGAAGCCGAAGGCCGGGAACTGACCTCCGAGGAAGAGGAGCAGTGGGCAACCCGGATGCGGGACGTGGACAAGCTCGAAAACCAAATCAAGGCCGCCGAACGTAAGGAAAAGCTCGAAGCCCTCGAATCCGACATGAACCGGAGTCAGGGCCGCAAGGTAAGCCCTTCCGCAAGCGCCCCGATCCCCAAGAACCACACCAAGCAAGAGCGTAACAAGGCGCTCAAAGCGTGGATGGCTTACGGGAGTGGTCGAGACGTGTCTGTATCCGGTGACACGATCCAGCGGGCCAACGATCTCGGGTATCACCTCAACAACCACACGATCACGATGCGGTCGATCAACACCGGCACCAGCACGGCGGGCGGTAACACGACCTTCACCACGACGTACCCGGACCTGCAAACCGAGATGAAATACTACTCGCCCATCATCGGGCAGGTAGACGTACAGGTCACGAGCGACGGCAACAACTTTACCCTGCCCCGTGGTAGCGACGTGGCGAACACCATGTCCATCATCGGCCAAACGTCCGCCAGTCCGACGAACGTGGACCCGACGTTCGACAAAGTGACGCTGGGTGGGTACTACTTCAGGACGATTGTCCAAGTCACCTATGAGATGCTTGAGGATGCCGTTTTCGATGTCGAATCCTGGCTCGTCTCCCGTCTCGCAGAACGTGGCGCAAGAACGCTCGAAAAGTATATCGTCTCGGGCACCGGCTCCAGCCAGCCGACCGGCTTGATTGCGGCCTGTACTTCGGCCGACGGCGGAACACCGGCGGTAACACTCGCCGCAACGCACAAGAATTTTTACACGTTCGATGACCTGATGACGCTGTTCTCGTCCGTCGATCTCGCCTACCGGCCGACGAATACGCTGGTCCTGGCAGACTCGTCCGTCTGGGACTTGCGGCGGATCAAGGACGGGCAGAACCGCTACATTTGGGACGTAAACAACACGCTTGTACAGAACATGCAACCGGACAAGATTGCCGGGTTCAACTATCTGATCTCGAACAGTATCGACGCCTCCGGCTCGTTCAGCAAGAACATCGCCGTATTCGCCAACCTATCCCGTCACGTCGTCCGCATGGTCGATGGGGTCAAGATCACTCGTCTGAACGAACTCTACCGGGCTAACGGGATGATCGGGTTTGAAGTGTTGATGCGGTTCGACTGTAACTACGTCGGGCACGCTTCCTCCATCGCCCGAGCCGCCACGCCCGCAAGTTAAACGATTCCCTCTCTTGTTTGATGCCAAGAAACCCGCCGACTTAACCCGGCGGGTTTTTTATTGGTCGAACGCTAAATAAAGGCATGTACAGCTATCAGATTGTCACGCCGCCGACCGATCCACCTTTGGCCGCTTCAGACCTGCGGGACTGGTTGCGGACGAGCGACACGTCCGAGGACGATCTACTTGCGGACCTGATCGACGCCGCCCAAGACAAGTTCACCGTAGACAGTGGCGGGGCCGTACTCGGAAGCACCATCTTTAAGCTCTACCTCGACCACTGGCCGACCGTCTATTACGACTACCGAGACCAGCCAAACTATTCCCCGTGGGCCGTGCCGTTCCCGTACTCGCCGTTCTCGACCCTGCCGAACCTTGTCGTACCGTGCATCTTCATCGCCCGGCGGCCGGTCACAGAAATATCAACCGTCGAATACCTCGACCAATCGGGAACGTGGCAGGCTCTCGACGGCTCGACCTGGGCGGCCGACACGACCGGCTACCCGGCCCGTGTGATCCTTCCGCCGACGCTTCCGCTCGTGAACCAGACGACCAAGCCCACGGTCAGAGTCACGTTCACGGCCGGGTACGCCGACCCGCCGAGCATGGCGGTCCAAGCCGTCCGCCTGTTGGCCGCACACTGGTACACGAACCGGGAGGCGTTTGGAAACGAGATGAAGGAACTACCGGCCGGATGGCTGTCTGTCTGCAAACGATTTTCTACGGGGGTGTCTGGTGACTGGAACAGGTAAGCCGGGGGCGGGCGAATATCGCTGGCGGTTTGAATGGCTCGTCTGCGTCCGCACCCCGGACGGCGTGACGGGCGACAATCCCAAATCGTACCCTTCCACGGGTAACTACCTTTGGGGCAACTACTCGGCGCAGTCGTCCAACGAACAGGACAAGTACGGGGCAATTCGCACCGTCACGCAGGGGGAGGTACGAGTCCGGGGATTCCCGAACATCTCGGCCGAGGACCGATTGTACTATTTTAATTTTGGCGAAACCTACGACGTGACCGGGGTGCGCCGGGACTTTGAGAACTACGAAACCGTACTCGACGTGGAGAGCGTAAACACGAGCAATGGGTGAAGCATACATTCCGGAATTGGGGCAAATCCTTTGGGGCCGACAACTCGACATCTGGCGGGGTCACGACGATTCGGGCACACCGATCACGATGGACAAGACCAAGCAAGAGAAGTACCGGACCAAATGGCGCAGAATGGCGAACCTGCCACAAGTGCCGAAGGAGTCACTTCCACAACTTCAAAGACAACTCCCGCCCAAGCCCTGTAACTGTGGGGAAAAGTAAACTTCACCTCACGCACTTCCTCAGTCCCGGCGACGTGCTTGTAATGACGGCGGCGGTCGAATCCCTACATCGCCAGTTCCCCGGCGAATACGAAACGAGCGTTCACACGACCTGCCAAGAGATTTGGGAAAACAATCCCCATATCGTTCCGGCCAGCGATGAGGGGCAAGCCGTGGCGATGCACTATCCCGGCATCCACGAAAGCCACATGATCCGCACGGGCCATTTCATGACGTGCTTCACCGACTACCTCGCCGGGCAGATCAACCGCCCGCTCAAGTTGCAAGTCAACCGTCCGTCTCTCTATCTCACGGACGCCGAGAAGAATAATAAAATTATTGACGGGAAATACATCGTCGTGAACTCCGGCGTAAAGCAAGATTACACCTGCAAGGGATGGGGTCACGCAAACTACCAGGAAGTTTGCGACCGACTCAGTGGCGAATTTAAGATTGTGCAAATCGGTGAACGCCATCACTTGCACCGGCCGTTAAAGGGCGCAATCGACTTGATTGGTAAGACCAGTCCGAGGGAACTGTTTTCGCTCGTCTACAACGCTGCGGCCGGGATCGGGGGCGTCACCTTTCTTCAGCACATCTTCGCAGCGTTCGACAAGCCGTATGTCTGCTTGCTCGGCGGCCGGGAACCGATCTCGTTCATCTGGTATCCGACGCAAGCGTTCTTGGCGATGCAAGGGCGGTTGAAATGCTGCTCGCCGAACGCCTGCTGGAAAAGCCGTGTCGTCGCACTCCCCGACGGCGAACACCACAACAAATCATTATGCGCCCTACCGGTCCTAAATAAAGACGGCGAATTCGTCCCGCAGTGTATGGACATGATTCGACCTGCGGACGTGATTCAACAGATTTATCATTTCAGGACCGGAGGGCTGTTGTGATCGACGGAAAAATGGTGATCGACTTGTCCAAGATGGAAGGGTTGAAACGTGGCGTTGTGAACAAGGTATTGAGGCAGAGCCAGGCCGAGGCCAGCAAGATCGTTAAGACGGCCGTAAAAAACAACGCCTACGGACTCGCACGCTACGGATTCCTGGCGAAGTCCATCGGCAGCAAAATTAAAACGTACACGAGCGTTGCGGTTGCCATCATCGGCCCGAGAAGCAAGTACATCAAGACGAGAGGCGACTACACGAGAGGCAAGCAGAAAGGCCAACCGAGGATAGTCCGCCCGAGCCAGTACGCACACTTGGTCGAGCGGGGCGGGAAGCACATCAAACCGAAACCGTTTCTGGCCGCCGCAATGGAAACGACCAAGGAAAGTTACTGGTCTGCACTGTGTAAAGCAATCGACCGTCGCATATCTTCGATCTTAAAATAATCGCCATCATATCTAAATACCTTGTCAATATTGATAAGGAGTTTAGATGACTACAGAAGTTGTTGTTATTGGTAAGTCCGCAACGCTCTCTCTGGGTGATGGTACAAGTGGGGCACAAGTTCAGTTCGTCAGTCCTACCAGTCTGACCGTCGATCACGGCGAAGTAACAGAAATCCCGACTTATTTCCTGGGTCAGTCCAGCAACATGAAAACCCGTGCGCCGGGCATGCAAGAGTGTGCGACCTGGGAATGCACGATGTACTACAACGCCGCCGACTACGCCCGCCTGATCGCCGTCAAGGGACTCGTCAAGAACTGGCAGGTTCAATTCCCGTCCACCGGGGTTGCGGCCAAGATCGCCACTGCGCCCGGCTTCCTCGACAAGATCGGCACCATCGACGTGACGCCCGATAAGGATGTCGAGTACAAGTTTTCCATCAAACTCACCGACGACATCACCATTACTACCGCATCCTAAAGGTAACCCATGTCTCTATCACGAGAAGACTTTTTAAATTTTACCATCGCCCCGCAAAAGGCCGACATTCCGGAACTCGGGAAGGCGGTCTACATGCGCCAGGTCTCTTACGACGAGTTGCAAAAATGCCGTGTGTCCAGCGACCCTGACATTGAAGCCCTGGTCTACTCGGCCTGCGACGAACACGGGAACCCGCTTTTCAAGTTGGAAGACATCGCCGCACTGAAAAAGAAATCGGCCGTACTGGTCGCCGCCCTGGCACTCGCCGCCGTGAAGGCGAACAAGCTCGACGGCGGGGCGGTGGACGACGCAAAAAAAGGTTGAGGGCGAACCCCGAACTCAAGTTTGAGTTTTTACTGGCTCGGACTCTGGGCCGCACGGTTTCCGAACTGCGGTCCACTTTGACCTATGCGGAATTCGTCCACTGGTACGCCGCTTATCAACTCGACCCGTGGGGCGAGTACCGGGAGGACGTGCGGGCGGCGGTGATCGGGGCCGCAACGGTCGGTTGTTTCGCCAGCAACAAAGTCAGGCCGAGTGATCTTATGGTTGAGTGGGACAAGCCCGAAATCAGCCAGGAAGCACGGATTGAAGGGTATCTTGCCAGGGCAGCGAAGAAAGGAACATAGTGGCCGCAAACTCAATCGGTAACGCATCGCTCACGCTCTCGACCAACAGCGCCCCCCTCACGGCCGGACTGTCGAACGCCGCCGGATCAATCAAGAAATGGAGTGACCAGACGCAGGCCCGGATAGCAGGAGCATTCGTCGGCGCTGCGAAAGGTGCCAGTAACTTCCTGTCGAACGCCAAAGGCATACTTGCGGGTGCGGGTTCCGCTCTGGGCTTCGCTCTGGGCGGGCCGATTGGCGCTGCCATCGGCGGGGCAGTGGGCGGCGCTGCGGGCGGTGTGGTCGAGACGTTGTACGACGCTATTTCCGCCCCGTTCGACAAGCTGAAAGAATTCGGGAACGTGGTGAAGACGGCGACCCAGCTTGGCGTCGATCCGGTCAAGTTGCAAGGCATGCAACAGCTACTCGGGCGGGTCGGGGTGGAGGCCGACCAAGTTGGGCACGTCTTCGCCATCATGGGAAAGAACATTCAAGGCGGCGGGGCAACGGAAGCCGAAACTTTGAACCGCCTGGGTCTGAGCCTGAACACGCTGAAGGGTCAGGATTACGAAGAACAATTTAAATCCATCGCCGAAGGGATCAGCAAACTTCCTCCCGGTTCGGAACAAGCGGCGGCGGCGCTCACATTGTTCGGCAAGTCCGGCGACCAGCTTTTGCCGGTCCTGCAAAAAGGTCGCAAGGGAATAGACGACTTCATCGAGACGCAGAAAAAGAGCGGGGCCATTCTCTCGAACAATGAACTGAGGATGGCGGCCGAAGCAAGTAAGGCATGGACCGAGAGCAAGAAACAAATCTCCGCAGTATGGGACGGACTCGTGAATCGGGCCACGCTCATCGCAGCGCCAGTCATCAAGCTATTCGCTGGCGTGATCTCGAAAGGATTTGCCCTGTTCACGCCCGTGTTCGACTGGCTTGGGCGAGCCATTTCCAAGACGAGTGAAATTCTGGTTGCGGTCGGTGAGGTATTCGCCGAGTGGATCGACATAGCCATTACCGAAATCAAGCAACTTGGGAATGCGGTATTCGCCTACGGGTCGAGTTGGCCGTCTGTCGAGTCCGTTGTCTTGAACGTGTTTAAAACTTTGGGCCAAGGGGCGGGCTATGTGTGGGATTCGATCAAGGCCGGGGCCGGGGCCATTTCGTATGTGACCTCGTTCGTTGTGGAAGGATTCGGCCATCTCGTAGATGCCTTTAAATCCACAATAAAAGACCTGCTTGGTATTGCCGGTAGTCTTCCTGACAGCTTGGGTGGAAAGGCGTTCCGGGACGCTATTCCGGGCGTGGACGCATGGGGTAACAGCCTGCGTGCGGCCGGGGACAAAATGCGTGATTGGGGCAAAGGCGCACTGAACACTTGGGGCGATTCCGCAGCGAAAATCGGGGCGTGGTTCGATGCACTTGCCAACCGCCGGAAGACCGAACAGGACGCCGCCAAACAACTCGGGAAGGATGTCCGGGATGCGGTCGATTACAAGCCGTTGAGCGCTGCCCTGAAAGGCAGTAAAGAAGCCTTCAGCATCGAAGCCAAGTTTAATTACGACTCGAAGTTCGGCATTCAGAAAAAGGCCGACGAGAAGAACAACGAAGAACTCAAAAAGATCAATGACAAGTTGAACGGTATTATTCGTATCTGGGGCGTGGCAATCCCGCTACAGGCGGGCTAAATACGGCATGGGAACGTATCAAGAAATCAGTTCACGGGGGGAACAGGACCAGAAAGGCGTAAGGACGTATCAACGGATTTTCCGGGTGTTTATGGACTACGCCGACCGTGCGCCCGATGTGTGGTCAACCGTCGGCATCCTGCGGTATTCGTCGTACCCGGACGACTTGGAAGCGTTGGCTATCAAGGTATCCGCCGAGCGGGACAGCGAACAACTCGGACTCTGGACCCTGACCTACGACTACTCAAGCCGACCGTTCGACTTTGGCAACAGCGGCAACGGCTCGACCCTTTCGCCCACGCAGACCGACCAGTCCGTTGACCCACCTTCTCGACCACCGACTTTCGAGTGGGGTTCCGTAGCGACGACAAGATTACTTGGGCCGAAGGACCAAGCGGGAAAAGCCGTCGTCAATTCCGCCGGTCAAGTGTTCGACCCGCCTATTGAAATCCCGTCCCACAACGCAACGTGTACGATCACGAGTTACAAGGACATTTCGGGCTTCGACCCGATTGCCAAGATCAACACGTTTCAAGACAGCATCAACAGCGCTGCGTTCGTGATGGTCATTTGTCCGGGTGCCTCGACCACGTTCCCAGCAAAAACTGTCCGTTGCACCAAGTACGCTTGCTCAACCCACTGCGAAAACAATGCGTACTTCTGGGAAGTCAAAATCGAACTCGAAATCAAACTGGCGTTCTGGAATCCCGTTTCCGTACTCGATGCGGGCACGCTTCAGATCGCATCCGCAGGGCTTCCGCCTCAACCGATCCTCGACAAGAACGGGGCGCAGGTGACAAGCCCGGTGCCGTTGAACGGGATGGGACTGCCTTTGAATGCGGGCGGTACTCTCCAGTACATCGACTTCAAAGGTTATCAAGAAGTTGATTTTGCCGGACTGTTAAGCTAATGCCAAATTATTATTTATCTGACGAAACCTATAACGATTTGCAACGGGTCATAAACCAGACCGAGGGGCAAAGCGGGGCCGCCCGTATGCCCACCGGCGGCCGGTTTATTATTCACGTTCTTATTACTGGTTGCCGACTGTCGAACGGGTATTTCCCGTGCGTCACGCAGGCGTACAGCGGTAGTGCGTGGACGACCATTTCCGACAGTTCCACGACGATCTACGCCATTGACCCGAACGGCATGGACCTCAACCGGGGACAACGGTATCTGGCCGTGAGGTACGGGACGGCGGCCGACGGTACGCAGGTATTCGCTACCGATCACGCCAGCGATGGTTTGCCATGTTCTACCGGGTCGTCTAGTTCGTCGTCCGGTTCGTCGGAATCGAACAGTTCCAACAGTTCACAATCCTCGAACAGTTCAAGCTCGGACAGTTCATCGAGTGAATCCAGTTCATCGAGTGGGAGCAGTTCGAGTAATTCCAGTTCAAGCAAATCGAGTAGTTCGCAGTCGTCAAGCTCGGGCAGTTCGTGTGCGTGTGCGGGAACGATGGTAACTGTTTTGACCGATGTCAGTGCGTCTTGCGTCGGCGGTGACATCGTACTGACGAAAACTTATACGCAAATCTGTACAAGCTGTGGGGGTAGCTGATGGCGACGTGGACCGAGACGGTTAACTACGGGCCGTGTTCGTGCTGCGGAACGCCTCCGGCTTGTCCGTCGGACCTCTCGCTCTCAATCTCAATATCGGGATCACTCTGCGCTCTGTCGTTACCCGAAGGGAACCCGGGCACGTTCACGCAGACGGCAATTTTTAGTTCGGGTTCATGTTGCTGGTCGATCTCTGGTGGATGTGGTTCCTGCCCGTGTGATCCCGATGAAGGCGGCCCGCCCGGGGTAGGCTTCTCACTTTTGTACGATCCCTCGACGGGAGTCTGGAAGATTGGGCCGGGTTGTTTTAACGGCGACCTATACACCCACCCGCCCTTGACGCAGGTTTTCCCCTCGTTCGATCCGTTCTTTTTGTCGGGCACCTACGTCGGCGTGAACCAGTGTTGCGACCCGCCGCAGAGCGTATCGTTTACCATCACTGAACTCTAAATATCCGTATGTCAAAAATTTTAAAATTGTGGTTCGATCACGGTTGCGGCGACGTTGTTCATATCGCCCATGTTCTGAAGCTGTACCAAGCCCGGGGCTACGAATTCAAAGTCCACTACGAACAGAACAAGAAACCCATCTGGGATGCGGTCGGCGTCGAGTACGATCCCGAACCAGACCACTACCATCCGTTTGATTATCATGCGGGTTTTAATTTCCCGATTGACGATCAGGATTACAGCGGGAACAAGACGTTTTCAAATCTCAACCTGTCGCCACTGCCCTACCTTGGCACACCCGCCGAACTCTGGGAGGAAATGGCAGCCCTCGACATGGAAAGTTCTTTCGACTCGATGATTACACCAGCGATGCGGCAGAAGGTAGATGGATGGCTTGCCGACCTTCCCGGACCGATCCTGTTGCTTCACCCGAGGGGTGTGAATTTCTGGCAGCAAAAATCTATCCCCGAGGACGTTCAAAAGCAATTAATCAAACTGTTACTGGATCAGTCCGATTGTTCCATCGTGGTTTTGAATTGGGACTGCCCTACGGTCAAATACGAATCGGGTAGAGTTCGGTATTTGAAACCTGACTTTGGGCACTTGGACATTTTGGAACTGGCCGCACTGTACGAGCGGGCGAGTTTGCTTTGCGGGATCGATAGCGGACCTTATCACCTTGCCTCGATGACTCGTCTTCCTGCGTTGGGTGTCTTCCACCAGTTCTACCCGTCGTGCGTTTCCCTACCCCGTGCCTCACGCAAGAACGCCGTCATGGTGCCGAAGCGGTACGGCGGTGTGAACGTGTGGCGGCGCAAGCGATGGGGGACGATTGAGTATGCGGCCGACATGCCGACCGCCGAAGACATCGCACGCCATGCCCTCCGAATGCTCGCAGGACCACGCTACGGACTCCCGGCGGGCAGAGATGCACTCTTACAACATCTCGTGCGGGATCGGGCCAGGGCAACGCCGCCGGGCCATCCGACCGCCGACCGTGACAAGACGTTCGACGTACTATTCCGAGAGATGAAAAAATTTAAAAATCCGCAAGTCGCCGAGACCGGATGCGTCCGCAGCGCCGAGGACTGGAGCGCCGGTTACAGTTCGTACTTATTTGGATGTTATTTAGAAGGACGTGGCGCAGGGTGTCTTACGTCCGTGGACCTCGACCGGGCGAATTGTGAGACCGCCCGATTCCACTGTAAAGATTGGTCTGATCATTTGAATCTTGTGGGTGCGGATTCGGTGGCGTACCTCTCTGGTCGAGCCGAACCGATTGACGTGTTGTATCTCGACAGCTTGGACGCCGACCAGCCCGGACACCAGGAACATTGTCTTGCGGAGATTCAGGCAGCGTATCGGCTACTCGGGCCGGATTCGCTCGTCTTGATCGATGACACGACTTGGGCGGGCGGATGGCGTGGGAAGGGTGCGAAGGCGGTTCCCTGGCTCATTTGCCAGGGGTGGCGAATTATGACTTCCGGTTATCAAGTTTTATTATCCCGCTTATCAATCCCCGCCAATTTGTCAGCGGGCATGCTAGTGTAA